TCATGACACCCCCTGACTTAATATGATGACCCCTAAAAATTTTTATTATAAAATTTTACAGGTTCGAGCCCCGCGACGTTGACAAGTTAATGATTTATAAGGTAGATTACGCCCCATGGCTTCGCAGAGAATACAACTATATGATTTGCTTGAAGGAGTGGTTCCATACGAACCCCATTTAATACGTACACCAATGCGTACTGAGGACTTAATGCCAGAACAAATCGTAAGTGCCGCTGCCAAAACAGCGAAAGATATACTCCGTAGGAGTGGTGCGCCCGACATAGAGGTCACCGATGAGGATGCAGCCAATGCTGAAACAGCGTTCCAAGCTTATGTGGACGGGAATAAGTCCGCCCTAACCCATACAAAACTGCAAAAACCCGAATCCATTATCAAATTAGAAGCGCTAGTATCGGAATACGACTGGCGAGTCATCCAGCATACGGACCAAATTCGTATGATAGTCACGAACAAACTGCTAAACCTGTCCGATAACAAGGACCCGAAGGTACAACTCAAGGCTGTGGAGCTGCTAGGCAAGCTGGCAGACGTAGGAATGTTCGTTGAGAAGCAAGAAATCACATATAAACAACGTACTGACGACGAAATCGACGCGGCACTGAACGAAAAACTGGGAATGCTGATAGAAGGAAGCTTTACTTCAGCTGCCGAAACCGCCCCAGTACCGTTAGTGAACGCTACTAAACCTAAAACCGTGGACATACTAGTCCAAACCGACCCACTTGCTGTGTCACCACTGCCATCCATGCCTAAAATTGACATCGGAGCCCTATTAGGTGAGTAGTTTAAGGGAATACATTGCTACTTTGCCGTTAGAGCAGGGTGTAAATGTCTTGACAAACCTGAAAAAGATGCCTGAAAGGGAACAGCAGGAGTTTTTAGACCTTATTGAAGAGAAAATGAGCCGTATAAAACGAAATGCGGCTCAAGGTGGACTACTTGACTTCGTAAAAGCGGTGTATCCGAACTACATGGTGGGTGCCCACCACAAAAGACTGGCTAAATTACTGGAGGAGGCGATTGATGGTGATAAAAAACGTATTATTGTTAACATTGCTCCTCGTATGGGTAAGTCTGAGCTCGTGTCTTATCTGTTCCCTGCTTGGTTTTTGGGACACCACCCAGATAAAAAGATTATTATGGCCACGCATACCGCTGACTTGTCTACTACTTTCGGTCGTAGGGTGCGAGATTTGGTCGGTAGTAAAGAGTATAGAAGTGTATTCCCAAATGTATCCCTAAATCAGGATGCAAAAGCGGCCGGGCAGTGGAACACTAGCGACGGCGGTCAGTATTATGCGGCTGGTGTGGGCGGTGCGTTGGCTGGTCGTGGTGCCGATGTGTTTGTGATTGATGACCCGCACTCAGAACAGGAAGCGAAAACAGGTAACCCGTCGGTGTTCTTATCCGCATGGGAGTGGTTCCAGTCAGGCCCGTTACAACGGTTGATGCCTAATGGGGTTATTATAGTGGTGATGACACGCTGGTCGATGATGGACCTGACAGGTCAGTTGGTTAACCACATGATAAAGAACCCGGATGCCGACCAGTGGGAGGTCGTTGAGTTTCCAGCCATACTAGATGAAGGTACCGATGATGAAAGGTCGCTATGGCCAGAGTTCTGGCCCCTTGAAGAGCTCAAGAAGAAACGCGCTGGTATGGATACACGGTACTGGTCGAGTCAGTATTTGCAGAATCCAACTGCAGAAGGAGCGCAACTCATTAAGAAAGAGTGGTGGTCGCACTGGGAGGGAGAGTCGCCACCGGTATGTGAATATACGATTATGTCTTTGGACGCGGCTCAGGAGTCTCACAACAGGGCTGACTATAATGCAGTTACACTCTGGGGCATATTTTTTAATGAAGAGACCAATCAGAATAATATAATCCTGCTCAATGCGTGGAAAGAGCGGATGGAGTTCCCTGAACTCAAACGACGCATGATTGCCGAATACAAGGAATGGGAACCTGATACGTTCTTGGTGGAGAAGAAGTCTAACGGTGCGGCGCTATACCAAGAGCTACGGTCCATGGGTATGCCTGTTTCGGAGTACACACCGGTAAAAGATAAAGTGTCAAGGGTTAACTCGGTCACAGACTTGTTTGCATCAGGGATGGTGTGGGCACCGACAGACAGACGTTGGGCGAATGAGGTGATAACAGAATGTGCCGAATTCCCAGTAGGTACACACGATGACTTTGTGGATAGCTGCACACAGGCGTTAATCCGATTTAGAAAAGGTGGCTTTATTAAGTTACCTAGCGACGAAGCTGATGATGATGTATTATATCGGTATCAACGTAAAGCAGCCTATTACTAATGACGACACAGAAATTCATGGGAAAAGGGCAACTTATTGACCGACTAGCAGCTCAAGTCGGTAATAGGGATACAGCCATTAAGATACTGCAGGACCGCGGGCACTTGATGGCAGATGGTAAAACGTATACTGCCGCAGGGGAAAAGCGTAACAGCATGACTGCAGAGGAACGTGCGATTGATAGAGCAACCACTAAAACAGGCAAACCGAAATCTGCCTATAGCTACAACCCAAAAACTAATACGGCAACATTGAAAAAGAGATAACTATGGCCATTGAGAAAAGTTTATACGCAGCCCCGCAAGGGATTATCCCAGATGATGATACCATCGAACCGATTGAGATAGAAATAGAAGACCCTGAATCCGTTGCGATTCATATGGGCGACCTTGATATCCTGTTGGAGCCTGAAGACCCGATGGACGATGAGTTCAATGATAACCTAGCTGAATACATAAGTGAAGGTGCATTGGCAGAATTGGCCTCCGATTTGATTTCGGACTTCGATGATGACATCAGCTCGCGTAAAGACTGGATGCAAACCTACGTAGATGGCCTAGAGCTGCTAGGTATGAAGATTGAAGAGCGTACAGAACCGTGGGACGGTGCCTGTGGCGTTTACCATCCGTTGCTGTCAGAAGCCTTAGTTAAGTTCCAAGCAGAGACCATGATGTCTATGTTCCCAGGTGCGGGTCCAGTTAAGACACAAATCATCGGTAAGGAAACACAGGATAAGAAAGAAGCAGCAGCACGCGTCCAAGACGATATGAACTATCAATTGATGGATGTGATGCAGGAGTACCGCCCAGAGCACGAACGCATGCTGTGGGGCCTAGGATTGAGCGGTAACGCCTTTAAGAAGGTGTACTTTGACCCGCACTTAGACCGTCAGGTATCCATATTCGTCCCAGCTGAAGACATGGTAGTACCATACGGTGCGTCAAACCTTGAGTCAGCAGAGCGCGTTACCCATGTAATGCGTAAAACTGAAAACGAACTACGCCGCTTGCAAGTGGCTGGCTTCTATTTAGACATAGACTTAGGCACACCAGCTAACACCCTTGATGAGGTGGAGAAGAAGATTGCTGAGAAGATGGGCTTCCGTGCGTCAACGGATGACCGCTATAAGCTATTGGAGATGCACGTTGACTTAGACTTGCCGGGTTATGAGGATAAGGATGAGGACGGCAACCTTACAGGCGTAGCCTTACCATACGTAGTAACCTTGGAAAAAGGCAGTACAACCATATTGGCTATCCGCCGTAACTGGGACCCAAACGATGAAACCAAACAAAAACGCCAGCACTTCGTCCATTACGGTTATGTTCCGGGTTTCGGCTTTTATTATTTTGGGCTTATTCATTTGGTCGGGGCTTTTGCTAAGTCTGGCACTTCACTTATTCGCCAGTTGGTTGATGCGGGTACGCTCAGCAATCTACCGGGTGGTTTTAAAACTCGCGGCCTTCGTGTCAAAGGTGATGACACACCGATAGCTCCGGGTGAGTTCCGTGACGTAGACGTACCAAGCGGTGCGCTAAAAGACAACATCATGCCGTTGCCATACAAAGAACCGTCACAAGTTCTTATGGGCTTATTAGGCCAAATCGTTGAAGAAGGCCGTCGCTTCGCTAACACTGCTGACCTACAAATCAGTGACATGTCTGCGAACAGCCCAGTTGGTACTACACTGGCAATCCTTGAGCGTACGTTGAAGGTGATGAGTGCTGTACAGGCTCGTATCCACTATTCAATGAAACAAGAGTTAGGCTTATTAAAAGGCATCATCGCTGCCTATACGCCAGAAGAGTACAACTACGACCCTGTAGAAGGTGACCGTAGGGCTAAGAAATCAGACTATGATAACGTTACAGTTATCCCTGTATCAGACCCTAATGCCTCCACAATGGCGCAGAAGATTGTGCAATATCAAGCAGTTATGCAACTTGCGCAACAATCACCACAGATATACAACATGCCTTTACTACACCGTCAGATGTTAGAAGTGTTAGGTATTAAGGAAGCCGCTAAGTTAGTGCCGATGGACGATGACCAGAAGCCGACTGACCCAGTGACTGAGAACCAAAACATCCTGATGATGAAACCAGTAAAAGCCTTCATCATGCAAGACCATCAAGCGCATATCACCGTGCACATGGCTGCTATGCAAGACCCTAAAATCCAACAAATGCTTCAAGGTAACCCAGCGGCACAACAGATGCAGGCTGCGATGATGGCTCACATCAACGAGCACATGGGCTTTGAATACCGTAAACAGATGGAGATGCAGTTGGGTATGGCCTTACCACCTCAGAAAGATGAGATGGGTGATGATGTTCACATGGACCCAGAAATGGAAGCGCAGTTGGCTCCTATGTTGGCTCAAGCGGCTCAACAACTATTGCAGTCTAACCAAGCGCAAGTTGCACAACAGCAAGCGGCGCAGCAACAACAAGACCCAATGATTCAGATGCAGCAGCAAGAGCTACAGTTGAAAACAGCGGAGCAAGCACGTAAAGAGAAGAAAGACCAAACTGATGCTGTATTCAAAGCAGAGCAATTGAAAATTGAAGCTGCACGTGTACTAGGTCAGCAAGAGACAACCAAAGGCCAACAAAAGAACGACCTACTTAAAACCGTTGCTCAGCTACAAGCGACTAAGCAACAACATGCAATTGACAAGGGCGTTGACGTGATGAAACAAATATCACAACAGCAGTTCCAATCGAAGCAACAAACCAATAAACCGACAAAAGGTGAATAACCATGGATTCAAACTTATTTGATGTTCTTCTTAAAGAGTACAGGGACCGTATGGCCATGCTTACAGATGCAATGGCACGCGGTAGTTGCGCTTCATTTGAGGAATACAAGTACACAAGCGGTCAGTTACGAGGACTTGAAGCCGCCTGTTCCATAATTACAGACCTCAAAAAACGATTGGAAAACGCAGATGACGAGTAACATAAATTTAGCTCAAGCACTAGATTTATCAAAACTGGCCGAAAACGCCAAAAAAGAAGCACAAGAAGAAGCAGAAATACGAGCAATCGTAGGTGACGCAACAGATGTAGAAAAGGCAGCTCAAGTGCCACGACCCTCAGGCTACCATATCCTATGCGCTATTCCGGCAAAAGATAAGGAATACGACAGCGGGATTGTTAAAGCAGATGAGACACTTAGAATGGAAGAAGCATTGACCACAGTATTATTCGTGGTTGCTTTAGGCCCAGATTGCTATAAGGATGAAAAACGATTCCCTAGCGGTCCGTGGTGTAAAGAAGGCGACTTTGTTTTGGTGCGCCCACACTCTGGTAGTAGGTTGGTAATTCACGGTCGTGAATTCCGTTTAATCAATGATGATACTGTTGAAGCCGTTGTAGACGAGCCACGCGGTATTATTCGCAAATAAGGAGGACAAGATGCCTGAATTTGACAAAGAAGAATTTACATTTCCCGATGAGCAAGTCGAAAAGGAAAGTGCGTCAGAAATAGAATTTGAAATAGTAGACGACACGCCTGAAGAAGACCGCAATCGTGAACCTATGCCGAAAGCCATCGTGGAGGAGTTAGAGCAAGACGACCTATCCAAGTACGATGAAGCGACTAAGCAAAAACTTAAACAAATGCGTAAGGTATGGCATGACGAACGTCGCGCCAAGGAGTCTGCATACAGGGAGCAGCAAGAAGCCGTTGAGCTTGCACGCCGTGTTGTAGAAGAGAACCGACGCCTAAAAAACACATTAGCTTCTGGTGAGAAGGAGTTCGTATCATCCATCCAAGCAACAGCCAACTTAGAACTTGAAATGGCTAAGCGTGCTTACAAAGATGCGTACGACAATGGTGACAGTGACCGCTTGGTCGAAGCCCAACAAGCTATGCAAGAAGCAAGTATTAAGATTGCACAAGCTAAGAGCTTTAAGTTACCCCCTTTACAAGACAATGATAATGATGTACAAAGTCATCAAGAACAGTATCGACAACCCGCGGCAACTCAGCCGGACGCTCGAGCGCAATCATGGCGAGATAAAAATGATTGGTTTGGGGCAGACGAAGAGATGACCGCTGCAGCGTTAGGTTTACATGAAAAACTTAAACGTAATGGTGTCGTTGTTGGTTCTGATGATTACTATTCTACGTTGGACAAAACAATGCGGAAGAGATTTTCTGAGTATTTTGAGGATTCTGAACCAGAGGATTCAAAAAGCAAAGTGGAAAGTGCTCCTACAAAATTGAGTACTGTTGTTGCTCCAGCTACGCGTAGTACGTCTTCAAACAAGATTAAGCTAACGCAAAGGCAAGCTGCCCTAGCTAAAAAGATAGGCATCACTAACGAGCAATACGCAATTGCAATGAGAAAACTGGAGGCATAATA